TTATTTACCTCGTTCGCTTACGAACTTAGTAAGTTCGATGATAGAAGGAGAATTGTCTTGTTGTCCTTGTCCTGGGAGATATCCAGTACTGCCCATATCATAAATTGATTTCGCAACTTCAACCATCACAGTGTTCCTTAATGCTTGATCATCATTATCTAAACTACTAATAAATAGTTTATAAGAATTCAATGTGTTTTCTCTGTGTTTGTTTACTGTGTACAAGTGCTTATTAATTGAGAATTGTTTGAAGCAGAATGATATTAAATAAACTCCGAAAGAAACAATTAATAAGCGAGTGATATAGTAGATATATATATAATGATTGGATAAACTTGGCTCTTGGACTGTTATATTCCTCGGCTCAAGTAAATAGTTAAAAGCAAAAAATATAGTACCAATCATTAATAAGATGCCAGACAGTAAATATTTCTCAGATTGGCCCAGCTTAAGATGTATGAAAGGTCGTTTTGAAGTAAAAGTGATACTGTAAGATGAATGCTTTTCAGCTTGATTAGTGAAAAACGTAACATAGTCTGCAATTACAATCTCACTTGATTTTCTGCCTAATTCCTCAACGTAACTCCTGGCAGTTTGTACATAATTCGAAAGATCATCTTTCAGAGTTGATGATTGGGACTGAAGGAGGGTCAACTCTTTTAATTGTTTGTCTAAAGTATTATTGGAAGCTGGAATGTGATTCTTTATAGTATTGTATAAAACAATTAAATTGGGAGGGTTGAAGTCTAGCCCATTACCAGTATCAAATTCAAGCTGTTCGTGAATAAAACTTCTTATTTGCCTGCCTAAATCTGCAATTTCGCTTTTCTGTGCTCCACCAGGTGCAGAATATTTTTTAATCGTCTCAATGAAAAAATTATATCGCTTTAAATATGTCGAAAGGGTTTGAACAAAGTTGCCATAGTTATTAAATACTTCTCTGTTTTTCGTTACTATTTCTGCCATTTCTAACAGATAGGAATAAATTACTTTCACATTTTTTCCTATTTGAGTATCCTGAGAATCAAGTAAAAAGAATGCGGTTTCTTCTTGACGTCTTATTTTGTGTAATTCGAGTAAGGTATCTCCATCAATCATAAACTTAGTTATTATGCTACTTTCTGTTTGTTACTTATAAGTTGGAATTGTCGCTTCAGCTCCTCCACATCCACACCCAGATACCGATTGAATGCCGCTTCCGTCTTGTGGCCGGTTGACTGCATAATCAGTCGAGTAGGTACTCCCTGGTACACTTTATTGGTCACGTAGGTCTTTCTGGCAATCTTATAAGAGAGGTTGAGTCGGCTGATTCCGATTCCTACCAGGTGGGCAATATCCTTCAGGTGCTTATTGATGTCACGGATGACGGGGATGCAGGTCTTCTGCTTCTCTCGGTACTTATCAATAAAGTACTGCGCCCGGAACAGATCATCATCTACTAGTGGGATATAGCATTCGTTGGAAGTCTTGGTGCGAGGAATGATGATTAAGCCATTGCGCACGTGCGTAGCTTCTTTCACAGCAAAGGCATCTGAAATGGATAGGCCAGTGGAGCAGCCAAACAGAAAGGCGTCCCGGCATTCACCCAGCAGCTGCAACCTCTGCTCCAGCTGAAGCCGGTTGAGCGCCTTACCGAATTTTCTTCTTGATGTATCCAGGATGTATTTCTTCACTTCATCCGTATTGAAGTCGAAGTCGTATAGCTTTCTGACTTCGTGGGGAAATAGGCTGTCTACGCCTACGTACGATTCTGGAGCATCGAATTTGCGGTATTTAAGATTTACAGCCAGCTCCTGATCCTCACACCAGGTGAGGAAGGTTTTCAGGTGGCGGATGTGCTTTCCGAAATTGTTTACACTCTGCCCTTTGCTGCCATCGGGCATGGGCGCCTCATTCAACACATAATCACGGAAAGCATTGTAGAACTTCAGATCCATACCTTCCAGTGTGAGCTCCCGGTGCTTGACTGTGGCAAAATGGAGTAGGCGCTGACGGGTGCCATCCAAGCTAACAATCGTGGAAGGAGCAATACGCTTTTTTGTTACAGGAGAAATCTCTTTGGCTTTGGCAGTTAAGAACTGATCATAGAGGGAAAAGAAGTCGGGGCCTTTCGGATCAGGCACTGGTGGAGCAGGAGAGGGGCCGGCCGACAATTCGGCGTACTTTACCTCCACCCGCTTTTTGAATTCTTCTACGCTTAGCTGCTGATTGGCAGCAGTGGCCAGGTAGCGTACGTCATTGGCAGCCTGCTCCCAGCGGTCCAGAATCTGGTTTTTGTGCAGGGGAGCCGGATCTTTGGACTTGACTTTCTTCTTTTCATCATCCCAGTTCTTCTCCTCCACGGATATGCCTGGGGAAAGAAACACGCGCTTGCCTTCAAAGTAGCAGGTGATCCGGATTGGGCAGTATCCTTTGCTGTTCTTCTTATCCAGGCGGAGGGTTCGGATGGCTTCCATAAGAAATAAAAATACCTAGCTTATTGAAATATGTTCAATTGTGATCCATCATTATCCTTGTCGGTTATCGATTTATAATTAGGTCCTTTTATCGAAACTATATCGTTATGTTCTAATTTTATTTCAAAATCATTTATAGATTTCACAACAACGACTAAATCATTCTTCTTCTTAACCTGTTCATCAATTAAATAATTAATACCTTGGTAGTTCGGTAAATTCCTATATTCAACTTTCGGTTGAAATAAGAAAAGTTTCTTTTTCTGTTGTTTGCAAAAATTGACTGTATGCATTGTCCCTGATTTAACTCCCATCTCAACAGGAATTACAATATTTGACAAGCCAGTTTGAATTCTATTTCTTTCAATAAAGCTTTGCTTACCTAAGTTTATTCCTAAAGGTATTTCAGTAACAAGGGCTCCTCCGTGATCAATAATTTCGGATGCTAACCTCATGTTTTCTTTAGGGTAAATGGAATCTAAAGAATTTGGTAAAACTGCTATTGTATAACAATCCATTTCTAAGGCTGACTTATGCGCCATAGTATCTATACCACTAGCTAAGCCGGAAACAATACCATAATTTTTTGATTTAAGAACTTCAACCACATTTTTTGTATTTTCTTGGGCATACTTTGAAGTTTCTCTTGAGCCAACAACGGCTGCAAAAATGTTATTTGAAAAAATGCCCTTAACGAATAAAATAGGAGGGGGATTGCTTATTTTACGCAGGTTTTCAGGATAGCTATGAGAAAAATATGGTATTGCTTTAATATCAAAATACCTAAGAGAATCAAAGCAATATTCTGCCTCCTTTACAGCTTTCTTGATGGTAATATCTATTGTTGAAGTAGTGAACTTTGCATTTTCATTTTTCTTTTTCAAAAATGAATTAACATACTTCTTAACATCAGTTAGTTGATTTGTGTCAATTGCATAATATATTTCCTTAACATTATAATTTGTTAGATATATTAGAAATAATAAGTCTTTAATCTCAGGCATTTGAAAGATTTTTAATGTATTTCCCTAGTGAAAGAAGTAAATCTTTATTAGCGTTATTGTTATAATTAGAATACGGGAAAGACAGCGATTTGTGTGACAGTTTCTTAAAGGTATAGTTTCTGAATACGTCCCCGTGTATAATGTAGTCGAACTTATAATAAGTGTGTCCAAATTTGCCTAGCGCAATAAAAATCACTTTGCTTGCGCCAGCTTTTTCTAATAAAAGCCTTACTGTCTCACAGGATGTCCCATATGTAGTGAAGTCGTCGATGATACATATTACTTTTCCTTCAATCTTACCTTCATAGTATGGGTTAATGACAATAGTATCGAGTTGAGAATCACAGGCATTAGTAATCCTTTGATTTTGTGACAGTTCGTGTCGTTTGCTGGTTGCCTCTTTTCTTATTAGTATAGGCTGTTCTGTTTTAGGTCCACTATTCAGAGATTTTCTTACTGTTTCTTTAAAGTAATCTAAATCTTGGTTAGTATCGGTACCTGATGATGGATAAATCCCCCAATAATCAACTTCTCTAAAAATATCTACTACTGCTGGAGTATATATACTCATCAGAAAATATATTATAAAAAGATCACGGTACTCCGACTTACCATCCTTCAAACACTCTTTAAATTTATTATTAAGACTTTTCTCATCGTCTCCTTGGTGAGGACTCATCGTATTTGCATTTGTCAATGCATAGATGGTGGTTGTATCCGTAATTTTCGCATTAAAGTACCAAGGATTACTAATTCCTGAAAAAAAGTAAAAAAATGTGTATAATAGATCTGTGGTGTTAAGGGAAATACCATACTCAAATACTTTTGAGCTTGGATTATTAGATTTTGAATAACCTGCATTTAGCAATAAGACTTGCGAATTTGCTGCTAAGTGTAAGTCATCATCTTTAGAACCTAAAATAATTATATTGGAAAACTGAAAGCCATGCTCATTTATTAATTGTTCGATTAAGGCTTTATTTCTCCTTATCTTAAGATTGATGGTCTGACGGTGGTACTTTGAGGGAATGTTTTGTAGCTTATGTGCGTGACCAGAGAAAACTACAATTTTATTCCCCTTTTCTAAACTAAGAAATTTATCAAGACTTGCTTCTAGGCCATCGAATATTTTTGATGTTTTTTGGTTAATTACAGCATCAGTTGCCATCACTAGTAATTTCATAGTAAGTTTGTTATAGGTCAAAAGATTACTCATTCTTCAACTGTATTCCGAAGCCACTCTAATCAACCACATCAGCTCTTCATTGGTACTTATGTTAGCTCATCAAAGACGCTGCTGATTGCAATGTTATCAGTCTCATTTCATATCGTTCAATTTGATCTGCCCCAAGTACGGCTCCAGCAGCTTGGCACTGTTGAAGGCCCGATGAGAAACAATGGCATTGGTCTTTGTATCGTAGAATATCTCCGCGAAAAATTCCCCGCAGTCATACAGGCCTACCCGCACTCCGATGGTCTCAAAGCGAGCCATCAGAAATTGTCCATTGTCCCAGATGTAGACCAGCTGGTTCTCTGATTGTAGGGCGTGATACTCCTTTAGTTTCATTAATAAATTAAACCGGGTCAGTGTTCTTCCTAATTGCTGGGATGGAGCCAATAGCCGACAGAAACTCCTCCAGCTTTGCTTGGTTGACGGTGATATACACTTCTCTTCCCCTTTTCTGGGAATCTACCAATCCTGCATTCACTAGCTGCTTGACGTTTATGGAAACCAATGGTTGAGCCAGGCTGGTGCGTTGAACTATCTCCGTTATTTTCAGACTGCCACCATCGACTATTTCCCGGAAAATCAGCAGTCGAGAGCGATCACCCAACGCCTTGGCTGCTTTTGCAATGAACTCATCATTATTCGTGTTGTCTTTATCCTTCATTCCAGTTCCCTCATTTCAATCTTTTCCAAGTATCCTTCCAATAGCCTTGTTGCCCGGAAGGTGATGATCGAATCAATGCTGGCTCCGTTGACGTTGTACCACATTTCAATAAAGTACTCCTCCCGGTACAGCCTGGCTTTGCGATAGTACAGCGCAGCCGTATGAGTTTCATCGGCTGGCCGGTTCAACAGGAACTGACAGTTGTCCCAGACGAACATCACCTTGTCATTTAGGTTGAGCTGATTGAATTCGTAGTGGGTCATTTATTGTTTGAGGCGATACATCACATTGCCATCTGGATAACTTTTGGCTATGGCCTCCATTATTTTGAACGCTCTGGAAGCCATGTTACCATTATCTGTACCATACCAAGCGTCATTCGCAGCTGTTTGAACAGTGCCAAATGGATTCCTAGCGCCAGTATCAATCTTCCACTTAGCCTTTAAAATGATGGTATTATCCCGAACATAGCCTTGAATTGATAGCATATAGCTCCCTTTGTATGCTCTGAATTCCGTTTGAAATGAGAGCATTTCTTTGTCCGCTTTCTCTACTACTTCGCCAGCATCCTGCAATAGCATTATAAATGTTCTGAATGCGTCTTGGGAATTGTCAGGCGTGTCGAGTTTTATCTGATTACACTTGCGAAAAGGCTGCGTTTGCCAGGCTTCAGGATCTGCGTCAATCCGGCCTTTTTCAACCCGGTCTTTTCTGGAATGGTATAAATCGTCAGAGTTGGCATCCTGGCCCCTGGATACAAAAGGGGCAATAAGTAATAATAGAAGTACAACTGTCTTCATGGGCGTGTTAATTGATAAGTGAATAAATGGAATTCGTAGGTTAAAAAATTTCATTCATCGAAACGCGCCCATTTCGATTGGGTAAGCTATGTTTTAGCGACCCAATATGAATCGCTTACTGGTGTTGGTAGTGATTGCTCCCCTCACCAAAAAAATGTTTGTGATTTCACTTACGTGAAGTTTATAGGCATCCTGCACTTCTGAGTTATCAGATATCAGCAGTATTTTGTCCTCTTCCTCAATCCGCTGGATACGTTTCACTACCAGCATTTCCCGGGTGCAGACCACGTAAGCAAAACCAGGCTTTACTTCATTGATTGAATTGATCTTCACAGCTATTACCATATCCCCATTGCTCAGGAAGGGATACATACTTTCACCCTCCACGTGGAAGAGGAAGGCATCCCCTACGTTTTCAAAGCCAGGTATGTAAACCTTGGGCAGATCCGAATGTTGGTAATCAAAAACGCCTCGGTAAATGCCTGCTTGAGCCGGATTTGGAACGTAATATATGTTGGCTTTCGGTGACCCAATGTTTAACGTTATGTCAGCATCATCCAATGGCCTAATGGCAGTGACGCGGCTATAAGAGCCTTGTAGAAGCCAGCCTGTATCAACATCGAGCCTGTTAGCTATTAAAATCAGATTTTCAAGAGAAGGGAAGTTTTTACCGTTTTCGAGCTGAGAAATAGATGCTTTTTTCAGTCCGACAGAAGATGCTAATTGCTCCAGAGTAAGCCCCGACTTTAGCCTCTGCTCATTGATTCTCTTCCCCAGTTGCTTCTTTCTGTCCTCTATTTCTGCGTTTTGTATGTCCACAGCTTACTTACAAGAAAATATTTCTGTTTATGCTTGACTTGTATGTTTAAAACATACTATATTTGCTTCAGTTAAACTTCAGCAAGTTGTATGCGAAATATCAAACAAATATCAGACAAAGGCAATGAATAAAGCTGAAAAAGCCAAAGTGGCACAGATCAAGGAGGAAATGGGTAGGGGTTGGCTCGCTTATCTAATGGAAAACGCGCAGAAGTCCCACGATTTCGTGTCAAAAATGGTCAACCAGCTGCAAACGAATCGGACTGAATGGCAGTGGGTTATAAAGCGAATTGAAGAACAAAAAGCTTTGAAGGCTGAAAACGAGCGCAAGCTCGCGGAGGCTTTATCATAAGAGCAAAACGTCAGAGTCTTTAGTTAATAATTATCCATAAGAATTATGTGCCACAATGACAAAAAAGTATCTGACCTGACCGTAGGGGAGCTTCGACAGGTAATCCGAGGGGAAATGGGGGTAATGGGGTTAGAGCCAGCCCGGGAAATGACCAGTCTTGTCACCGAGCAAACCTCCACTATCATTCAAATTAGAGTGAGTAATCACGAAGAATTTGTGGAGAAATGCAGAGCAGCTCAACAAGCACTGGAAGAACTACAGGCTTTTCAGCTACAGATTATCTCTTCGTCGTGATGCTCACTTGAAGTTCAGGACAGTTGGGTGACTCTGCCTTGAGATTCTCAATTCGACTGCCTGTGATAACCAGTTGGCAATTGGGACATTTTTCCGGGCACTGCTTCTTTGAAAATTCTTTGATAACAGACTGAATGAATGCATTGAAGGCTGTCTCATACAACTTGGCTGATAAATCTGATTCGCCAGCTTTCTTAACGAAGCGGGCCTTGTTGATGACTCTAATCATTGTCCTAAATATTTAAGTGTGAGAACTCAAAAGATAGGACAAAAGCCCGGTTGGTGAAAGCCACCGGGCTATAAAAAGAAAAACCCACCGAGTACCAGTCGGCGGGTCTATTTAATCACTGTTGAATCCTTTAATCCAAAACAGCAACCATGACAAAAGTAATCAAACTGCCAGTATCTGGCAAGCCTGTAAAACGACCGCGAAAACCGCGAATTGTGCCTCTGGCCGGGCAAACATTCAAAAACAAACGCTTCGGTGAAGGTATCATCCTAGCGGTCAACATCCTGATGGAGGGCGATGTTGAGACCGGTTATCGGATTACAGTCCGGTACCGGTCTGATCCCCCCAAAGTGTACAGAGAGTACCAGTATCCCAGTTTCAACATTCAAAAACTCGTTGCCTGATATGGTTTCCATTTCCATCCCTGACGAAATGCTGAAGGAAGCCCTCCAGCAGAGTGCCGATCGGGCGCTGGCTGCCTGGGTCGCTGCCCTGCCCAAACCTGAACCAGTGAAGTTCTACTCCGTGCCTGAGCTGGTGGAGATCACTGGACATTGCCGAAATACGGTAGTAAGCTGGATTGAGAAGGGAAAAAAGAATCCCAAGGGAAAAGTGGTCAAGCTGAAAGCGCACCAGTTTGCACCTAACCACTACCGGGTGGAGCTGAGTGACCTAAGAGATTTTGGGTCCGTGCATCAGTTGGAAATGAATTTTTCCAAGTCAATGAAAATCGCTTCCTGATGTTTTCCCCGGTTCACTGGATTGCTCTGGCCTGCCTGGGCATTGTGTTAATCAGCTTCAGCATTTTCCTGATGCGTGATCTGCTGGCCATCCGGCGAAGGTTGCGCAAATAGTTAGACTACCTATCTTTTAATTGAACGAATCATGTCTACTGAAACCACCACAGTAAAAACTTTTGACAGCTGGGCCGTAGTCGAGCTGATGGGCCACGTCAAGTGGGCAGGCAAAGTATCCGAAGAAGTTGTGTTCGGTACTCCTATGGTACGGATTGATGTTCCGGAAACCTCCCGACAGCCGGCTTTCACCAAATTCTATGGTGCCAACTCTATCTACTGCCTGACTCCTACCACTGAAGAAGTGGCAAAACGCGTAGCTGAAACCATCTATGGTACTCCGATCGTAGGCTATATCCCGCCATCCCGTCAGCTGACTTCAGTTGGCCGTGATCAGGATGACGAAGATGATTACAACCCCGATAACTATTAATGCATTCCCGCCTACCCGCCTGATCCTAGCCTTAGAAATCGAGTAAACCCTAAATTTTCTCTCTCTTATGAAAGCTTTATCATCCCCCTCCACGGTGGACACAGGATCTCTATCGCCTGCCGAAACCAAACTTCACTTCATTACCAAGGAGATCAACCACCTCCGTCAGGTGCTGGAGCTGAAGGAGTTGAGCATTGCCCGCAAAAACATCCGGATGCACGAAGTCACGCTGCTCAATGCCGATATCCGGGAACTGAATGATCGTATTGCCATCCTGGAAACGGAAGCGGAAGAATTTGCCCTATTGGTATGATCCAGCTCACCGACCGGGAGCGCCAATGGATTGATTCAATGGGCTCCTACCTGAGTGATTCTCAGATTGTCAGCATCGTAGGTGCAGCTTACTTTCAGGCCTACCTCTGTAGTATCCAGGTTTGGCAGCCGTCTGCTCCCAATCAGTTCACTAAGCCAAAGACACCACTTAAAACCGTTCACCGCCCCTGATATGGAAGAGCTGGATTTTCAAGACGAACACAAGCCGGTGCTCCCCACCTGGGAGCCGGCAGAGTGGCAGGGACGCCGGCCAGCGGAAGTCAGTTGGTCGACCACGCTTACCGCAGGCATCGGCGCATTGATGGTGATCCTGTCTGTATGGATCTACTTCAGCAAATGATGGCCACGGTTTATCTGATCCATTTGGATGTACCCTTTGGGCATGCGCTCCACTACATCGGGTTTTCGGAGCGAATGGAAGCCCGGATCACCCACCATCGCAACGGTACCGGTGCCTGGTTTCTCAAAAAAGTCAATGAGGCTGGCATCAGTTGGCAAGTAGTCCGGACCTGGGCAAACCAGGACAGGGCTTTCGAGAGAAAGCTCAAGAATTTCAAAAAGTCTAAATGTCTATGTCCGGTCTGCAATCCGGAAAAATTCAATCGTTATGGCAAATCAAACTAACCAAGAGGCCGCGACTCCTGTAGAGCCTACCTTTCACATTACTTCTCCTCACGAAACTACGCACCTGGCCAACGACCTGGCCCGCTTCATCCGGGAGAATAAGTTGTTTCATAATATCCAGGGTAAGGAGTATGTCAACGTGGAAGGTTGGCAATATGCTGGCTGTCGGCTGGGCATTCTGCCCGTAGTGGAGGCATTGAACCAGATCCAGACTGCGGACGAAGCCGAAATCAAGTACCAGGCGAAAGTGAAGTTGGTGGATCTGCGCACCAATGCCATTGTCGGTACTGGCTTTGCCATGTGCTCCAATAAGGAGAGTGGAAAAAAGTATTACCAGGAATTTGCCATTGCTTCGATGTCCCAGACCCGGGCGATCGGCAAAGCGTACCGGAACATTCTGGCCTGGATCATCCGTGCTGCTGGCTACGAGCCCACTCCAGCTGAGGAGATGGATTACAAGAATCAGCAACCCACTATCACCGAATCCCGGCCGGACGTGCAGGCTTTTGAAGCAGAGAAAAAGCAGCCGCTTTTCGACGACAAAGGCAATCCGGTGGAGTCCTATAGCTCTGAACAGTTTAAGCTGCTTTCCAAGCTGGTATCATCTTCCGTCTTCACGCCCGAAGAGCAAATGGACTACCAGAAACGCATCCGCACAATGAGTAAGGATAACGCGGCCGGCCTGATCAACTCCGTACAGGGTTTGCTCGAAGCTCGTAAAGCACAGCTGAAATCCAAAGAGCCGGCTGTTGATCCCAACGCTCCCAAGCCGCTTACCATCAATCAGAAAACGCAGATCCTTCTGCTGCTCAACAACAGCGTGATCACCAAAGAGGAGAAAGAAAGGATGGTGGCCAAGGTCAATACTTTCGATACGGAGCGGGCTACTCAGGCTATTGAAAAGCTGAAGAAAGTCATCAAAGACCGCTCCTCAGGACGTGCCGGCTTAATCCCTTCTTTCACTCACTTTATTTCTCTCTCAAAAAATGAAACTTAAGATCATTAATCTGTCAATTGAAAACCCCACCCGGGTGATGGCTTCTACCATCAATTTTGGAAAGTCCGGCCTCATTACTTTTAATAAGGGTGCAGTAGATGCCCTGAAGTTGAAACCCGGAGATAAGGTTGAATTTGCTCAGGACGAAGACCGCCCGGTGGACTTTTATTTGTTTCTAAGCGAAAGCCCTGATGGGTATGAGTTGCGCGTCAAGAAAGATTCATCGGTGCTCGTCTTCAGTTCGAGATGCATTTATGGCCGAATGTTGGACGCGCTGAAGCTTTCTGATGGTAAATCGTTTACCCTACCAGTTGCCATCACTCCCCTGGAGGTGCCTGACTGCCCGCCCTTGTTTGCCATTCTTACTGCCGCGGCTAAGAAATGAAGGCCATGAAATTTCGCACGCAACCGGGTCTGCATTCTCTATTGCTCTGCCTGATCCTTCACCCGCGGATCAGTAATGAAGATGTGGTACTGGTTGCTCATACCATCCAGCGGGATGTGCCATTTATTTCCCTGGCTCTGTTCAAACGCCTGATCCGAAAGTACGATATGGGCGTCCGGCACTTCAGCCGGTTTGGCATTTCTGATACGACCGCTTTTATAAATCTAACCTCTATCAAATCCAATGGCAACCAAAACCAAGAAACCCCAGGGCAACGGGCTGGCAGCTCTGTTAACTCCCCAGGAGCCACCCGCTGAAGTAGTCACTGACAGTATCTATGCGGCCAAGTTCCTAGAGCTGTCCACTTATCAGATCCTCATCCGGGAGAACTTCCGGAAGACATTTGACGAAGCTGCTTTGAATGAGCTGTCCGAATCCATCAAACAGCATGGCATTCTTCAGCCGTTGGTCGTGCGGCCTGGCCCGGGTGATGAAGGCTTCTATGAACTGGTCGCCGGGGAGCGCCGGTTCCGGGCTGCTCAGTTGGCCGGCTTCGAGTGGGTACCGGTGATGGTTCGGCACCTGGATGATAAGCAATTCTATGAGGTCCAGATCCTGGAGAACTTACAGCGCCGGGACGTGCATCCACTGGAGGAAGCGCTTGGATTTAAGAGGCTGCTGCAACACGGATTTTCGGAAGAGGAAATTGCTGACAAACTGGGCAAGACCCGCACTTTCATCGCGCAGCGCTTACGGCTGAACAACCTCAATAAGAATTGGACCGAACATTTAAAGGCAGGCAAACTTGCTTTGGGAGCTGCCTTACTGCTGGCCAGGCTGGACAAAGCCAATCAGGATAAGGTACTCAAGGAAACGGAACACTTTGGCAGATCATTAGTGGATGCTTTCTGGTCCTCAAAAGTGATCCAGGACGCCATTAACCGGTATGTTTATTTAGACCTGGCTGCCACTATTTTTCCAAAGGATGATGCGGAGCTGAATCCTGCCCGGGGTGCCTGCCTTACCTGTGCCAAAAGAACTGGCTATAACAAAACCCTCTTTGCTGAAATCAACGAGAAGGATTATTGCCTGGACAGTACTTGTTTCCAGCTCAAGAAAGATCGCTTTGTTGCTCAGCAGAAGCAAAGGCTGGAGAGCCAGGGCGAAAACTTCCTTACCGTTTCTTCTCAGTGGTATTTGCCAGATGCTTCCAAGGATATTGTTACCTCTGGATCCTACGATTTAGTTCAGCCGGACCAGGTTACTGACCAATGCAAAAAAGCGATCATCATCGATGGTGATAATGCTGGTAAGGAAGTAATGGTCAAGCTTCGCGGCAGAACAGAAGTTCTGGAAACAACCGAACAGAAAGAGCAGGCCCGGCTGGAGCGACTGGCCACGATCCGGGAGAACAAGATCAAAGCCAAGGTGAAGCAGCTTACTGCTGAGTCCATCTATGTGCAGTTGAGCTTTCCTGATGGGCTTCGCGAGACAATGGCTTTCTTCCTTAATAAAAAGCTGAGTTATGGTACCGTATCCAAAGACACCAAAGCGCTGCTGTCGGATCAGTATGGCTTCGGTGAGTACTACGACAGTGCTTACAATGCCAAGAAGACCTGGATGTCAGAAGGTATTGCCAGGCTGACCACGGAGCGGATGCTACAGCTCTACTTTCATTACGATCTGATCCGGCATGCCTCCAGTGAATATGACTCAACAATCATTGAGTTGTCTTCCAAAGTGCTGACCCTGATTCAAAGGGACGAAATTCAGGAGCAGGCCACTTCGATGGTAGACAAGACCAAGGGCAAGAAGAAGGGGGTGGCCACTTGAATCAGATATCCCGCCCGACCTGCTTTGCCGATCACATTGGTGAGTGGGTGACCTACATTCCTGATCACGCCCTTGGTGTTGCCAACCACCCAGATGCAGAGATGGGATTTATTACTTCCGTCAATGAGAACTGGGTATTCGTCCGCTTCAGTGGCGGTACCTCCCAGGCCTGCAACCCCGTCAACTTATTCCTGCAATGAAAGTCATTTCCTTATATCCACTTTGGGCCGTGCTGCTGGTGCACGCCCTGAAGAAAAATGAAACCCGCTCCTGGGAGATGAAGCACCGTGGGTTGCTCCTCATTCACGCTACCCAGAAAGTAACACCTCTCGAGAAGGAGCTGTGCCAGCAGGAGCCGTACCGTAGTGCGCTGGCCAGCATTGGCATTTCTTCCTGGAAGGAACTACCCACCGGTGGTATCATTGGCCAGGTGGAGGTGGTTGATTGTGGTCAGGTTAAAAAATCCGGAATGCAAGAATTCATTCAAAGCCCCAAGCAACACTGGGGTTTGCCTTGGGGGGATGAAAAGCATTTTGGTGACTACTCACTTGACCGCTGGATCACCTTCTGCCAGAACCATACTGCCTTCAAAAAACTCATTCCTTTCAAGGGTAATCAGGGTTTTGCTCATATTTCACTGGAGGATTTTAATCGGCTGAGCATATGAAAATAGTTATTCCAGAATCCTTAAACCATTTGCCGGTTCAGGGGGGCTATCCGGTTCCTTACTTCGTAGCCTGGCCAGAAGTCAACGGGAAGAAGCGGGCAGACTTTCGTTTGTTCGATGGAAAGAAACAACGTTCCTGCCTGAAGTATCACCTTTGTTTTATCTGTGGTAAGAAGCTTCCTTACGAAAGCGGCTTCCTGGTAGGCGGGCAATCCGGATTAGATAATCGGGTTTCTTCTGACACATTCATGCACGAAGCCTGTGCACGTTTTGCCCTGGAGGCCTGCCCACATTTGGCTATCCAAAGCCTGGATCGGCGTGAGTCCAACCTTCCGGAAAATATCTCTAAACCTGATGGTGCCGTCCCGGACAAGCCGGATATCATTTGCCTCATCCATGCTGATAAGCATCAGCTTATTCAGACTCAGCACGGCATACTGATCAACTTCCGGCCGAAACGGGTTCAACGTTTTCACTATCAGCAAGGACGCTTAGTGCCGTTGGACTTGCAGTTACTGCCTTATCTGGCAGTTCATTGGAGACATGGGGTTGCCTTTAATCCACAGAACCTATGAATCTACGGCCCTACCAGGTAGAAGCCAAAACCCTGCTTTCCCGCTGCTTCGCCCTGGGCAAGTTGCGGGTCATTCTCTGCCTGCCCACCGGTGCCGGCAAGACCGTTACGTTTGCATCGATGGCCGCTCAGGCAACGGCCAAAGGCAAACGAGTGATCATCCTGACCGATCGCATCGAGCTGCTTTCCCAGGCAGGCAATACACTGTTCAAGGGGGGGATGGAACCACAGTACATCACTGCCAATAACCGCACGATCATTCCCGGGCACCTGCTGAACGTGGCCATGGTCGAAACCTTCAACAACCGGATCAAGCGCAATTCCTTCCGGATGGCGTTGGGCAAACCGGATCTGATGATCATTGATGAGGCTCATAAAATGGTTTTTTCGAAGATCATCAGCCAGTATCCAGATACTTATATCGTAGGTGCCACAGCAACGCCGGTTTCCTCCAACCGGAATATGCCGCTCAATGATCTCTATGAGGATATAGTCGAGCCGGTCCGGATCCGGGAGCTGATTGAGATGGGCTTCCTGGTCAATGCACGTACTTATGGCGCTAAAGAGGAGATTAAGAACCTGAAGGTAGAGCGGGGTGAGTACACGGATCAGTCCCTGATGGATGCCTTTGATAAGCGTAGTATGTATGACGGGGTGATCGATCAGTACGGCCGGCTTTGCAAGGGTGAGAAGGCGCTTTGCTTCAATGTCAACATCGCTCACTCCAAGCATATGGATGAGCGTATGCGTGCGGCAGGTCTCCGATCGGGCCACGTCGACGGGGAGATGGATGAGCATTCCCGCAAAAAGGTGCTCAAAGCTTTCTCCGACGGAGACCTGGATCTGCTCAACAATGTAGGGGTACTGACTACCGGTTACGATGAGCCGTCCGTCCGGAGCATCATCATCAACCGAAAAACCAAATCCCTGCCCCTCTACTTCCAGATGGCCGGCCGCGGCTCACGGCTGTATCAGAATAAGTCTCACTTCACTATTCTGGATATGGGCTCCAATTTCCTGGAGCACGGGCTGTGGAATGAGGATGTAGACTGGTGCGAACTGTTCCGCAATCCCAAAAAGAAGTCCGACACCGAAGGTGTACGGCCGGTGAAGCAGTGCATGAAGTGTGGAGCCATCGTGCCGCTGTCGGCTTCCGAATGCCCGGAATGTGGCCATAAGTTCCAGGTTCAACGGGAGGGCCCCAAGGTGATCACATCGGAAGAATTCGTGGAGGTTTCCTCTACACTGCCTGACCATCTGCAAAAGCCCTGGGAGCAGATGAGTGTCACGGAGCTGGAGGAGTTCCGCAAGTTCAAACGCTATACGACTGATTGGGTAGTTCGCTGCCTGAAGGACAAGGCCATTGAGGAACTGGCCAGGCACGTGGATGCCGGGGTGTTCAAGCCTGCCGAATCCGGGAAGGCCTACCAACAGCTGGCCAAGGGCTATTTTGAAATGTACGCTTCCATCAAAAAGTATCGCCCGGGCTGGGTAAATATTCAAATCAAAAACCTATGACAGCCTCAGATCTCATTGAAAGTTTCATTGCCCTGGTGGGTGATCAGTCGGCCGACGTGCAGCTGCAGGTATGGGACGTGCTCCGCTCCGCGCTGGGTATCGAAGGCTATGGCCTGCCCCGGTACCGGCCGGTACGTGAGCACAACCTGTCCTTCAATCCAAGTACTTCTACCCCGCGATTACTGGAGATCCACCGCATGGGTGATCAGATGGAGTGGGATCAGCAGAGTGGCATGCATACCAGGATTATGTCTGCAATGCAGGAGTTTGAAAGCGTGATCAAAGAACGGGAGCAGGAAGCAGCTACCCAGATGAAGGACTGGCCCAAATCCAAAAAGACTGCCGTGCTGATCCGGCAGGTGCATATTGAGCGCGTTGCCTATGATTACTGCGTAGGCCTGATGATCACCTTCGCCCGGCTTCGTTTCCGGGAATCGATCCGGGACGACCTGGTAGCACAATTACTGAATGCGCATGAGCAGAACCGGGACTTAGCTATGGACCTGGTTGCTGAACAAAAGAAATCGAGAGGACTGTTACGCCGGCTGAATGAATTATCCATATCAAACCCAAACCGATCTGCTCACTAAAGGGCAGATGGAACGTTTCAATTTTGACCAACTGGAGCTGCTGGCCTACTCACTGGATAAACCAGTGGCTAGGCCGGTGCCGGTTATAACCATCGGAGGGGAAACCATCTCCACATCGGGAAACATCACCACGCTGGCCGGCCAGGCAAAGTCCGGAAAATCGGCTTTGGTCACCGCTTCCATTGCCGGTGGCCTGGCCATCCAGGGCGATGCCGGCGTGGATCTGCTGGGCCTGCAGATTGCGCCCAACCGCGACAAGAAGGCCATCCTGCACTTCGATACCGAGCAGAGTGATTACAACCATTTCCGCTCTTTTTCCAACGCTTACAAACGGGTGAACCGATCCCGGGACACCGACTTTTTCAAAAGCTTCAACCTCCGCAGTATTGACTTCAGCAACCGCCGGGCGCTGGTGGAGGATGCCATGGAAGTGTATGCGGAACTGTTTGGCGGAGTGTACTTCTGGGTGCTGGATGGCCTGGCTGACTTGGGCAAATCCCCCAATGATGAAACCGAAGCCTACGAGCTGGTGGACTGGGCCGAGAAGCTATGTATTAAGTATGCCTGCCCGCTGATCACCGTGCTCCACTATAACCCGGGTACCAACAAAGCACGTGGCCACCTGGGCAGCCAACTGGAGCGCAAGAGCGAATCGGTGCTGCAGGTGGTCAAGATTCCCGACACGTCCACCAGCCAGATGACGGCTACCTATACCCGCAATTCGGACCCGATCAAGATCCCGGCCATCAACTTCGAGTACGATGATCAGAAGGGCTTCCACGTGACCACTGGCGTGATCACTCAGCAGCATAAGGTCGATGCCAAGGAGCGGGACAAAAAAGCCCGGGAAGATGCCAAGGCGGAGCAACAGCGTAAGGAGCTCACTGAGGAGTTCACCCGCATTATCAAAAACTGCCAGCCGATGAATTACACCGAATTGAAAGGCGTGTATTCCGAGATGACTGGCAAGGCACCAGCTACTTCAGAAAGACGGATTGCCACAGCAAAATCGCTTGGTATACTCACCGTCGATTTACTAGGAAAATATGCCATCAATCCAGCCATCAATTAACCATCAACATCACCCCCTTATATATATAAGGGGTGATGGTTTGATGGTTGATGGTAACCATCAGTGATGGTAATGTGATGGTAGCTTGATGGTTTGATGGTAAAAATTATCAACTCATTCAAATTCAGCAACATACAATGGAAGAAAGATTCAAAGATTACGTCAAACTCGTGAGGGAAATGCGCAAAACGCAAGAAGAGTATCAGGCGATGGCCACCCGGCCGGAAATGCATTCCTTTTTTCATATCCGATCAAAAAAGGAGAAAGCCGATGAACTACAGAAAGCAGTGGACAAATACGAAATGCCCTGGGAAGACATCTCCAAAAATCAACTTTCGCTGTTATGATCGCAGAGAAGAAACTTTCCGAAGCCCGGATCCAGGCAGACTGCGTGACCTGGTTCAAGAATACCTATCGTCAGTACGCAGACCTCTACCATATGAACAACAACAATTCCATCGGAAAAAAGCGTGGAGCGATCGCCAAAGCGATGGGATTAACTGCCGGCGTTCCAGATACCTTCCTTGCTCTTCCCAGAGGAAAGTATCACGGATTCTATATCGAATTCAAAAAGCCCGGGGAAAAACTCTCTGATGAGCAGGCGGAAGTATCCTTCCAGCTCATCAAAGTTGGCTTTCACTTCGCAGTCGTCGACAACCAGCCACAGTTCCAGTATGAAATTGAAAAGTACTTGTGCCTATCTTAAATACCAGCTATCGCAACCTGATCAAATCCCTGCTGACAGAAATTAACCACTGTATTCCATCCGTGCGGCGTACCGCGCTCCCAATGAAAGAATCCCCAAAAAACACACTTCGACCACCTACCACTGTTATTATTGAAAAAACCAAACGGGTGTATTTTCCGCCCATCACCTACGATTATACCCGGGAGCGGCTTATTACCGCCAAACGGATGATTATGCTGGGTGAGGTCCCCCACGCCAAACGCTACATCGAAACCGTGGATCCCCTGTGCTACGATTTCATTATGCACCTCTGCGATCCTTCCTACGATGATGATCCGCGTCCACTGAAGTTTTTGGCCAGGTTCGTCATCCAATCGATCGAAAGCGAATTTTTGTCCGGCAAGGAAAAAGACGACTGGGACAACCTGCGCCGCTACTACCTCAATCAGATGGCAAAATGGTCCTGGTGAACGGGGACGGTTTGAGAGCTGCTTCACTACGTTTGCCCTATGAGCTCATTAGACAAATCGGACATCCTAAAAAAGCGATTGCTCAAAGCCTTGGAGAAGACCTGTGGCGTGGTTACTACGGCCTGCAAAAAGGCCAAAGTAGCTCGCTCCACCTTCTACCTGTACCGGGATGAGGATAAAGATTTTGCGGCTCAGGTTGCTGATATTCAAGAACAAGCGCTGGATTTTGCCGAGAGCCAGCTGTTTAAGCTGATGAAGGGCTACACCTTGCCGGAAACTAAGGTGTTCTTCAATAAGGATGCCCGTCCGGATAACCAGGTAGTGACTGTGCCGATAAAGAAACACATCGGACCGGATACCACGGCGGTGATTTTCTACCTGAAGACGAAGGGCAAGGAAAGGGGTTATGTGGAACGAACCGAGCACACAGGGAAGGATGGGGAAAGACTATTTAACGCCAAGGATTTAACCGATGACAGGCTTGCCGCTATTGCCGCAGGTGAGTAAACAGGAGGCAGCCTTGGAGCTGCTGGCCCGACGCAAAGCCCGCACCAGTATGCAGGGCTTTGTTTGTTATACCAAACCCGACTATATCGTCAAACCCTTCAATAACGAGCTGTGCCGTAAGCTGGATGCCTTTGCCCAAGGCAAGATCAAAAAAATGATCGTGACCATGCCGCCCCAGCACGGCAAGAGCGAGCTCACTACCCGGCGCTTTCCGGCCTTTTTGCTGGGTCTGAATCCGAAGTTGCGCATTGCCATCTGTTCGTATTCGGCCACTGTCGCAGAAGGCTTCAACCGCAACATCCAGCAGGTGATTGATGACAAAGCCTATCAGAACGTTTTTCCGGAAACCTACCTCAATGAGTCCAATGTGGTCACCGTGGCCAAAGGCTCTTACCTGCGTAACTCGGAAATGTTTGAAACGGTCGGCCATCGCGGCTTCTTAAAGAGCACCGGTGTCTGTGGGCCGCTTACCTCCACGACGGTCGACATCGGCATCATCGATGACCCGATCAAAGACCGGCAGGAGGCAAAATCACCTACCTACCGGCAGCGGGTGTGGGATTGGTTCGTGGATGTGTTTGAGACCCGCCTGCACAATGACAGCCAGGTGCTCATCATTATGACCCGCTGGGACCAGGATGACCTGGTAGGTCGGGTGCTGCTTCGGGATAGGGACTGGCACCTGGTCAAGTTTGAGGGCATCAAAACGGGGCCAAAAACCGACTATGACCAACGGGAGCCTGGCGAAGTACTGTTTCCGGAAAAGCACTCGCTCGAGCGTTTGCAGGCCATCCAGAAAAATAACCCGGTTACATTCGACTCGCTCTATCAGCAGGATCCTAAGCCGAACAAAGAGGCACTGGTGTACTCGCATTTCAAGGAGATCACCAAAATGCCGATGGACTATCCCTTTGGCTATGCCCTGGACTTTGGCTTTACCAATGACCCGACTGCCTTTGTGCAGCTGGCCATGGATCGAAAACGGTTGTACGGTCGGGAGGTCTTCTACCTGACTGGCCTGACCAACTCCCAAATTAAAATGCACATCCTGCAGGCAGGGGTACGGCCAATCGATCTGATCGTTGCTGACAGTGCTGAGCCCAAAAGCATCCGGGAGCTACAGGAAATTACAGTGGTGGAGGCCACTGAGCAGACCAAAAAGCAGTTCCCCCGGCTGAGTGGCTACCTGTTCAAGGATCTTTCCGGAAAGGAATACTACCGGCTGCCAGGCCTCAATGTGATGGGTGCTGCCAAAGGTCCGGATTCAGTAACCGGAGGCATTGCTCTGGTCAAAGACCTGGAGGTACACCTGACTACCGATTCCTTCAATCTCTGGCTTGAGCAACGCAATTACGAGTGGGTCATGAACGGCAATAAGCCTACCAACATTCCCATTGACGCTTACAATCACGGGATGGATGCCATCCGATACTTCGTGTTTACCAAGAAAAAACAATTCGTCGTTGTATGAATCTACTCCCCAAGCTTTCCAACCCCTTCCGCTGGCTCTCTCAGAAGGCCGCAACCACAGCGGTCAGCATTCAGCAGAATCAGCTGTTTACAGCGCTGTATAAATTCCTGGGCCAGAATATGCCCATCTGGATGGGTGACAATCCGGAGAGTTATATCAAGAATGCCTATGCCCGCAATGACGACGTTTTTTCCGTGATCAACTACATCGTAACCACCGCTGGCCGGGTGCCTTGGAAGCTGTATAAGGTCAAAGCCGATGGTACGATGACGGAGATCAAAAAGCATAAGCTGCTGAATCTGATTGAGCGGCCGAACCCATGGCAGGGTCAATCTGAGTTCATTGCCGCTGAGCTGGGATATAAGCTGGTAACGGGCAATACCTATCAGTATGCACCTAAACTGGAATCCGGGAATAATGCTGGCCAGACCACTGAGCTGTACGTAATGCCTGCCCACCTGACCGAAATCGTCTTTGGAAATAGATATAAGCCTTATAAGGCATTTAAGCTGATCCACGATTATGAGAATGATATTCCGGCCGCAAACGTACTGCACCGCAAAGAGTGGAACCCGTTGGTGGAGTCCGGATCGGATCTATATGGGATGTCCAGGCTGCGTGCCGGCTCTCGGATCATTACCCAGAGTAACGATGGCCGTACGGCCCAGACGAAGGCTTTTCAAAATCAAGGCGCCTTGGGCATACTTTCCCAGGAAGGAAGCGATGGTGTGGCGCTAAATACCGAACAGGCATCCGAAATTGAGCAGAAGTACAAGGAGAAGTTTGGCGGTCCAGAGAACTACGGAAAAATTATCATTACATCCGTCAACCTGAAGTGGCAGAAGATGGGCCTTTCACCGGTAGATCTGGACATCCTGGAAACCCAGAAATGGAGCTTCCACAAGCTTTGCAACCTCTATAAATTCCCTTCCCAGATTCTCAACGATAAGGAGGCTTCCACTTACAACAATATGCGGGAAGCCAAGAAAGCAGCTTATGAGGACTGCATTCTTCCGGAACTGTACGCGCTGCGGGATGAGTGGAACCGCTGGCTGGTGCCGGCATATGGAGAGGACCTGTATTTGGACATTGATACGTCCGGTATATCGGTGCTGCAGGACGATAAGAAAGAGCAGGTGGAGTGGCTGAGGAACTGTTTCTGGATGAAGGGCATCGATAAGCAGCGGGCAATGGGCATTGAGGAAGACCCGATTATGGATGCTTATTTCGATCCGAATGGAGTGCCATTGATGTTCGATCCGGAAGAGGCAACCGCAGACAAGGAAGAAGAAACGATTGACTAACCTAACTATGCTTTTTTATGAAAACCTTTCGACTCCTGAATGATTGGATTACCCCCTGGTGTACAGTCAAGGCAGGAACCATCAGCAGACCTTACCAAACCTTCAAAGACGACGATAACCCGCATCAGGTAAACACGCACGTTGAGTTTCTGGCCACGAACGGCAAGTTCATGGAAGAATACATTGAAAACTGCCTGCGTAAGCCTGATTGGTTTGAAGAGATAGAGCCTGAAAAAGAACTTCATGATCGCGTAAACCGGCTGGAATTAGTGGTGCTGGAGTATCAAAAAAGGTTGACTTACTTGGAAAGTCATTTTCGTCCGGGACCTAAATGAACGAAGTAGGCCAACGTCGTTACCTCCGCATCATAGAGACCCGCCGAATGGCACTGTATCCCTTTTGTCGGGCAGCCATGCGCAAAGCGCTGGCGCTTCAGGTGCGGCCAGTAATCAATGCCATCCGGAAGGCTGATACTTTGTCCGTTGATGTGGTGGACCTGATCAGTATCGCTCCGATCGAGCAGGCCATGCTGGCCATCTATATGAAAGTGCTGCCTCCCTTCGCTTCGATGGCCTATGGTGATCTGACTAACCATAAAAGCGATGATCTGGAGCTGACCCTGAAAAGAGGCCTGCCAGGCTGGGACGATCTACTCAACTCCAAGTGGGTGGCCCGGGCCAGGCAGTACGTGCAGACCCAGGGCGTAGATCGGATCAGGCGGATTACCGAAACAACCCGCAGCAAGGTCCGGCAATTTGTGGAAGATGCGATCGGGGAGGGGTGGAGCACTCAGCGCACGGCCAAGGAGCTGGCAGGATATACCCAGGCGCTGAACAAGAGCCGGGCCATAGTCGTTGCGCGTACGGAGCTGGTGTCGGCTGGGAATTACGGCAGCTACGTTGGCGCCAAAGCTACTGGTTTACTACTGGATAAGATTTGGCTGAGCACCAAAGATGCCCGTACGCGCGACCCACATAGGAAGGCGAACGGGCAAAAGGTGGATATCGATACTTTTTTTGAAATCAATGGCCAAAGGTTAATGCACCCAGGCGATGGCAACCACGGGGCCAAGGCCAGCAACCTGGTGAACTGTCGCTGTACTTTGATTTACGAGCCGAAGGGGTAATTACTTATAGCTATCCCAATTATCTACCACCCATTTGTATACGTTCGTCTGGCTTCTTATGGAGCCTGGCAAATGTTGTCGAATCAATCTTTCCGCTTTTTGAGCTGTCGCTCTTGGTGCGATCCCGTTTTTAACCATTTTATTCAGGAGATACAGCATTTCATATCCCTCGTGTTTGTTAAAGAGTGTACTATCAGGCTCTCCAGATATCTTAGGGTCATCGCCCTTGATAGCTGTCCAACTATAATCTGTATAAACTAAATCTGTCTTATTAATGATTGCCATTTCGTTTTGATAGTTTTTAGTTTGTGAATATTTGAGACCGTCAATATACGGAATGGCTTTTATCTCATGCTATACTGATTTTTCAGTATTTTTTATGCCCCAAAATCGGAACGGGGACCCTTCCTTTTTCTACTCCTTACCATTGTGTCAGCTTAAACATCTCTGTTCCGGGTGGCACACTATCAGACCAAGCAATGTAACCTCAAAGTAAAGGATCTGGACATCAAAGGCCGGTCCGTACAGATCTACGTCAGCGAATTCGGCAGCAAGGATTCCGACGGAGATATCATCCTGCCTGGTGCCTACAAGAAAACCATCGCTGAGCGCGGTCCCGGTGCTTCTAACTGCCGGATCAAACACCTGCTCCAGCACAGCCCTTACCGGATGATCGGTAAGCCCGCTAAAATGGAAGAAGACATCAAAGGCCTGTTGGTCTCTTCTCTGCTGGCCGATACCACCGATGGAAATGATGCTCTGAAACTCTATGAAATGGACCTATTCGAGCACTCGGTGGGATTCCAGACCGTCAAAGGGGAGCCAGACATGACCCAAAGCGCTTACCTGATCAAGGAAGTAATGCTCTGGGAGTACTCCTCCGTAACTTGGGGAGCGAATGCCAATACCCCGCTCGTGGGTATAAAATCCCTTTCCAAAACCGATCAACTCAATGCCCTCAACGATCGGATGAGTAAGCTTTTCAAAGCCTTGCGCAAAGGCACCTTCACTGATGAAACCTTCGAAATGCTGGAGATCGAACTCAAGCAGATCCAGGATGCCTATGATGGGTTGATTGCACCACTTCTGAAAGACGACCAGCCGGGCGGAGAGCCCACTGGTAACAAGTCAGCTGAGCCGGACAGCAGCGAGATCAGGGAAATATTTAATGTATTTAAAAACGCAGCTAAAATTTAATCAATGGAAAAATTCATGCTGGTCGCACTGGGGTTGCTGGCCATTTTTAACTTCATGCAGAACGGCCTGGGTAATGCCTACGCCTTCGCTTTCTCCAACGGAGCCCGCCTTTCTCCCTTTCAGAAGTTACTGCACTCCGCAGCTGCTTTGGTATTCTTCACGGCCGAAGATGCGGCCAAAGAGGTAAAAAAGCTGGGTGAGGAAATCGGCAAAACCATCGAAAAGACCAACAAGCAGGTAGAGGAAACCGGCAAAATCGCTGAAGACACCAAAACCGAGCTAAAAGGCCTGGCCGAAAAATTCAACAAAGCACAGGAGCAACTGGATAAGCTGGACACGTTGACAAAGCGCCTGGGCGAAGGAGGCGACAATCGGCCCAAAAGCTTCAAAGGCAAAGTGCTCGAAGCGCTGGAAAAAGGCAAAGACACGATTAAGGGCCTGCGAAATGTATCTGGCAAAAGCTACGAAATTGATATCGATACCAAAGCCATCGTATTGGAGAGCTCTGCCCTGACGGGTGATGTGATTGATCCGGATCGTAGGCCAGGCGTCGTTGTCGCTCCTGAGCGTCAGCAGCACGTGCGCTCTTTGATGAGTGTTGGCCAGACTTCTTCTAACAAGTGGAGCTACACCGAAGAAACTGCCTACACAGATGGCACCGCAATGACCGCTGAAGGTGCTGCCTACGGCAAATCTGACTTCACCCTGGAGCAGAAGAGCGTAGACGTGAAAAAGGTCACGGCAGCCATGGACTTGTCCGAAGAAATCCTGGAAGACATTCCGGGTCTGTATACCTATCTGAACGGTCGGTTGATGCAGAAGCTGATGAACAGAGAGGACAACCAAATCCTTTTTGGGGATGGCACCGGCAACAACCTGCGCGGGGTGTATACCGCCGGTACTGCTTTCGCAGCCGGCACCACTGTAGTAGCAAAGCCTCAGAAATGGGACGTGCTGGCCACGGCCTGGAAGCAATTGCGCATTGCGGAATACAGCGCTACTGCTGTTATCGTAAGCCCGGTTGACTTACTGGATATGGCTTTGACTAAGGATGACGAAGGCCGCTACCTACTGCCAATCATCTTTATGAACTCAGGCGGCCAGAAAACGGTGATGATGGTGCCCGTGATTGACAATACCTATATGACTGCCGGCAACTTCCTAATGGGTGATTTCCAGCGGGCAGCCGAATTGATCGACCGCCGTCAGGTGAGCATCCAGATCAGCACCGAAAACAAGGACAACTTCGAAAAAGGTCTGGTAACGGTTCGCCTGGCTGAGCGTCTGGCGCTGCCGATCTACTTCCCACAGGGATTCGTGAAAGGCACCTTCACTGCCGGTATCACCGACATCACCACTGCTTAATTATTCCATTATCTGACCTTTAATATAAGAATCCCTTCACAACTGAAGGGATTCTTTCAAACGGTCATTATCCATTCCATTTCTATGAAAGTAACTCTTGTCGCACTACAACCCCTGGATGGTGTCTACGGCCTGATCCCAGAAGGCGAAACCTTCGAAACGGCTCCTAGCCTTGCCAAGGAGTTGATTGAATTAGGCCTGGCTAAAAAGCAGGAAAAAGCTGCCATCCAAACTAAGGAAGAAAAGAACGCTAATACTGAGACCAAATAATGCAGCACCGGATCCTTGAATCAGCTCCAGTCACCGCCCTCCTCTCCTTACAGAAAGCGAAAAACTATCTGAAGGTAGAAGAAACGGAAGATGACGCCCTGATTGAGGAGATGGTAGAAGCAGCCATGGAGGCCTGTGAAAACTACACGGAAGTGTTTTTCCGGACCAAAACGATAGCGGTCGTCTTTTCGCTGGCTGAGGTAAATGCAGGCCTGCTCGTACTTCCGTTCGGTCCCAATCAGCAGATCGTGTCCGTAGAGCGCAGTGATACCGACGGCACTTTCTCCGCACTCACCGAGGGATCTGATTACGGCAAGTACGGGCAGGACTTCCTTTCCCTCAATGTCAACCGCGTGTGGAAGTCTGGTTGTGGTCGCAGCAACGGACAGATCCGGGTGACCTACACGGCCGGCTACGATGAGGAAGTACTGCTTCCCAAGTTATGCCTGCAGGCCGTCTGCAAACTGCTGGCTGACCTCTACGAAAACCGGGGAGACACCGTAATCGGAACCATTGTCGCCACGCTGTCCAACAACCACAAAGCACTGCTCAACCCTTACCGGCGCAATACCCTTTTCTGAAAAATGAGAATCGGAGAACTCAGGCACCGCATTGAAGTATGGCAACAGTCCCCAATGGATGACGGGGCGCTGGGCAATAAAGCGGTGTGGAGCAAAGTGAAGGATCTCTGGGCAAAGGTGATGGCGGAGGAGGCCAGCATTCAGCTGCTGGACGGCCAGACGGTTACTACACAGCCTTACCGGCTGATGCTTCGCTGGAACCGGAATTTTAAGCTGGATATCACCCAGCGCTTTCACTTCAAGGGCATCGACATCATTCCGCATAGCATCATCAATGTGGATGAGCGCGGCCAAGTGTGCACGGTGAAAGGTTTTGCCGATCTGACTGGTACCGTAACGGTTTCCGGTCCTCAGATCTACGAAAACGGTCAACTCCAATACTACGAAGGCTGATGGGTGTCTCTATATCTGTTGGTAAGTCAAATCTCAACCTGGTGCAAAAGGCACTGATCCGCTTGAGCAAAACTTATAATAGCCGGGTGCAACAGGAGGTAGCCAAAAGCGCTCTCCGGATTGAGTCGACTGCCAAACAACTGGTACGGGTGGATCTGGGGAGGCTGAGAAGCAGCATTGCTCCTTCCTATGCTGGCGATGGGCTGACGGCATCAGTAGGTACCAACGTGGAATACGCCCTGGCGCAGGAATTCGGTGATCCATCCAAGCCCAATTACGGCTATACCCCTTACCTGGGACCGGCTTACCGGGCAGAGAAACCCAGGTTCCTGGCTAACATCAGAAAAGCAATGGTTCCATGATTGATCCAACCAGAGACATCCGGGTAGCCTACGGGCAGTTGCTGAACGGAAATATTACCCTACAGGGCCGCATTATTCCCGTAGTCGACCGTGTGCCAGAAAAGGAACCCCACGAATACATCCGGATCAGCGAACAGTCAATGGATCCAGACCCTTCCCTGACGGGCTGCCATGTCTACGAAACGACGATTCTGTTTGACATCGTGACTTCGTTTTCCGGGAAAAGCCAGGGAGGAAAGCACGAAAGTGACCTGATCGCAGACCAGCTGGTGCAGCTCTGCTTTCCTGAATCAGGGGCGCTGCCGGATCTGGGCGAACGCTTTCAAATGGTTGAAAGCAAGATCACGATGAATGTCACCACTGAATCACAGGGCGCTTCCCGCTTCTACGTGCGGCGCCTCATACGACTTGAAAATCTGGTAGAACAACTTTAAAACGAAAAACAATGGCTAAGAAAACAATCCGGATGAAGAAGTTCGCCCTCTACCTCAACGGGGTAATGGTGGGTTGCGCAACGGACGTAGAATTGAATATTACCCGGGCAACCGATGAAACAACTTGTATTGATTCCGGTGACTTTGATGAATTTGAGCCGGGCTCCATAAACTGGAATATGTCCTTATCCGGCACTTCCCGTCTGTACACAACTCCCGACGCCACTACCAATGTGGGTTATGTGGACCTGACCGACTTCCTGCTGGCGGGTACTATCCTGGACGCAGTAGCCGGCTCGGTAGACGATGGCGATACGGTTTACACCGGAAAATGCTGGGTGTCTAACATCAGCCAGAAGGGTACCAGTAAAGCTGCTGGAACTTACTCCTGCTCCCTGCAGGGCACTGGCGTCATTGCAAAAGCTGTGCAGCCGGTAGAATAATAGCTAACCTCCAGTCCCCGCCCGTAAGCGGGGCTTTTCCTATCCTGTTGATCTTAATCTAGCCTATGAAAAGCAAAAAGTCCACCAAACCTTCCCCGGCCTTTCCGACGGCGCAGAGCACCAAGGGCGAAGTAACCGCCAATTTCGGCGGGAAGAAGCGCACTTTCCAGTTCGGTACCAACTGCACTGGCCTGTTCATGCGCATGCGCGGGATGACTTCCGTTGCCGATTACGAAGCGATGTTTCGCTACGACGTTATCCGGCATCCCAACGCAGCACCTACCATCAAGCCTTATTTTACCCTGCTGGACGTGCGCGATCTGCTGTTTTGCGCCCTGGTGGCGGACTGCTATACCAGAGGGGTAGAGCCGGATTTCACCGAATGGACGGTAGGCCAGTGGGTGGATGATCTGACTGGTCCGGAACTGGCCCGCATCGTAATGCTCAAGTCAGAATCCGATCGGGGACCTGAGCTGCCTAAGATCGTGCAGGCGAAAATCAAAGAGGCGCAGGAAAACCCAAACGTCTAAGCCCCGGGCAGAAGGAGGAAGAGCCCAAGACCCTTTGGGACTACTACTGTTTTGCGACCGGGGAGATGGGCCTCACTCACGAACACTTCTGGTCGATGAGCTGGGGTGAGTTCTGGAACGCTTACTGGGGCTATTGGCTCAGGTTGGACCGGGTATGGCTGCACACACGCACGCTGGCTTCCTACTTGGTAGCCGGCTATATGACTGACCCACCCGAACCGGAAGAGATCCGGCTTACCCTGCACGACGATCCGGAAGAGGAAACGATCCTGCCGGCCAACCGGGTGATGCTTACCAAGGAAGAAGATAACTTTTTCAAACAGTTTCTGCCTAAGAAATGACGATAGAAGAACTGCTGACTTGGGGGATTACAACCGCGGAGCCAAAGCTAGTAACTTGGCGAATTGTCGATGTACTTTGATCTATGAGCCCAAAAGTGAATTTTGCAGGAGTACAATTACTGCAACAGGCTAGAATTCAAAAAGGGCTTTTATAGCATCTATAATTATACTCCATAAATTATCATACTTTGTCAGATCTTTGGTAAGTGCAAATTCTCCAATTTGCTTTATCAAAAACACTCCGCCTATCAATTTCACCAAGCCTTTTATAGTTTTAATTACTTCGTTAGTGCCACTCTTGATATGACTTGCTGCAGTAATTATGGCACCTGGCATAAAGCAAAAAGTCAATAAGCTTACAAATACTGCAGCGCCTCTTGCTAGTTGATTGTAGCTTTCCATCAGGAGCACTCCTTTTATTAAAAGGAAACATATGATGAATATAAGTATAATCGAAATGCATATTGGTATCAGTTCATTAAGGAAAAATATGTAATACAAATATTTATTTTCATAAGAGGTTTTTTGCTCAACTATCGAATTGAACCATTTTACTGTGGCATATTTATTATACTGAACACTTGCAACCATTAAAGGGAAAAAGAAAATAAAAGACAGAATGATGTTCCCAAATGGAAATAGTGGGTAAAGCATGATCAACCGAAATAGCGTGATGCTTTTTTCTGGCGTATATGCACCAGTTTTCAATTTACTGTTGCAGAACACATATATAGAATCTCCCCTTTCAACTTCTGGCTCGTCTATTATATTACCTTGTACATCATATATTGTATCCAATTGGTTGATTTTAAGCATCCAGTGGCCAGTAAGCGGGCCATTCCTAGTATAATGAACTTCTTGATATTTTTTTACAACAACTACCTTGTGATAATCACCTGTATAAAATAACCTTAAGGGTGTATACAAACTATCAGCCAAATATGATACTAATACGATACCAGCTCCAACAATTAAAAGACCAAGCAATAGGTCAGATACTGAGGACCAAAGTGACTTTATGGAACTTGATAGTCCTTTCATAAAATGGGCATATTATTGATTTAGCTTGTTTTTCAAACAGCTGTTGCATCTAGTAAATTCTAACCAAACCAATTGTATATAGACTAACCTTGTTTGTGACTTTAAGCCCATGTAATCCAAAGGTTTAGTTTTAAGGTTTTTCAAGACTATTAATATACACATTCGCACAGACGTGCCTATACTGATTTTTCAGTATTTCCCTATCAGACAACCGTAACGGGGACGCTTTGGCAATTAAAGCTGGACGTTTGCTCTATGGCACTAACCATAGAGGAGTTATCCGTATCCATTGGCGCAGAACTCAGTAAGCTGGATAAGGGTCTGCGCGATGCCAATACCAAGCTGGATAAGTTCAGCAAGGAGGTCAATCGCAAGGCCAAGCAGTCCGAAGATGCATTTAAGGGCGTAGGCGAAACGCTGGGTGCCATCTTCGCCATTGACCAGATCAAGAATTTCACCGGGGAAATGCTGCGCCTCACCGGGCAGACCCAGAAATTCGAAGCTGTTTTAGGCAACACCCTGGGATCTGATTCAGCAGCTGCCCGCGGAATGGGACAGATCCAAATCCTGGCTGCCAAAACCAACTACTCAGTTACGGAACTGACGGAAAACTACGTCCGTCTGGCCAACCAGGGTTTTAAGCCTACTTCTGCCGAGCTGATGAAACTGGCCGACTTGGCCAACTCTACCGGCAAGCAATTTACCCAACTTACCGAAGCCATCCTGGATGCCCAGGTGGGTGAGTTTGAGCGGTTGAAAGAATTTGGTATCCGGGCCAGCAAGTCTGGTGACCAGGTAAAGTTTACCTTCAAGGGCGTTACGACTGAAGTCCAAAACACGGAAGCCTCTATCCGTAGTTACATCCTGGGCCTGGGTGATCTGAACGGGGTACAGGGCGCTACGGCCAAGATTGCCGAAACCCTGGAGGGCCAGCTTTCCAACCTGGGTGATGCCTGGGAAGGCCTGATGACTACCATCGGCAAGAACTCCGCACCTGCATTCAGCCTGGCCATTTCCGGACTACAGAACCTGCTGGCCAACGTCAGGGAGATGTTTGAGACCTTCGACGACAAAGGACGTCGGTTAGGAGCTGACTTCGCCGACGACCTGGTGCAAAAAGTGGAAGCACGGCTTCGTAAGGCCAAGGCGGAGGGGGATGCGGCCCAAAAACGAAACCCAATGGTGATGGGCGCGGCTGGGTCGGTGCCTGGTCAGGCAAACCGTGAACGGGAACGACTGGACCAACTTTACCAGAAATATGATATGGAACGGCAGCGGTTGGAAGAAATGCAAACTTCTAACCCACTGCGGCGCATGGGACTTGGTACCGAAGCAGATCAGCGCATTGCCCAGAAAATTGAGCTGGCCACGGCCAAAGCCTGGGCTTATAAGAATGCCCTCGACCAAGTAGATCAGATTCAGGCAAAAGTAATGGCCGGTGATGGTAACACCAATCCGCCTGCGCTGGGCCTGCTGGAGTCACTGCAAAAAAGGGCCAAAGACCTCAAGGACCAGATGGAGAAGGCTCCTACGGCGGGGCTGGTGGATTCGCTGGCAGGACAACTGGAGAAAGTGAACTTCCAGATCAAGGCGCTGCTCGAATCCAACGAACTGGAGCGGGTGTATATCCAGCTGGATGAGTTGTATTCCACTTTTGCCGACCCGACTGCTACGGATGCGGCCCTCAACAATGCGAAAAGTCGCATTGATGCCCTGGAAAAGGAGCGTGACGCCATGGAGGAGGTAAACGATGCCAACCTTCGCATGCTGATGGGCTACCAAAAGCAGGAAAAAGAGCTCAACTCCATCAAGGCCCGTCAGCAAACCGGGGCGGAAAGCTTAGGCACTGGTGGGGCTTCAGTAAAAATGCTGGAACGCATCAGTAACCAGAAAGAAATTAAAGTACAGGGTAGTGGCGTAGACGGAGCACTCACGCCCGAGGGAATGACCGCTGAAGAATTTGCCCAACAATACAAGGAAGCCGGCGGAACGGTGGTAGAAGTAAACTCGCTGATCCAGTCTGCTATGACGGATATGATTGCTTCAGCGGCATTTGCTTTTGGACAGATGGCAGCTGGTGTAGGAGGCATGGAGAATATATTCTCTGTGCTTTTAGGTCAGATATCTAGCTTCCTCTCTTCATTTGGTAAAGCAATGATTGCGGCCGGAACTGCTGGTATTGCTGCCCAAGCCATGTTGACCAATCCCTGGGCAGCCCTGGCAGCTGGTACACTTTTAATGGCAGCAGCGGGCGCAGCTTCTGCTGCAGCAGGCACTTTCGCTTCCGACATGGGAGCTGGTAAAACAGGCAGAGGTGGTCAACGGGGCGGGCGCATTCCTCAGTACGAAACTGGCACCAACTACGTGCCCAGTAATCAACTGGCGTTCCTCCACAAGGGCGAAGCAGTTGTTCCGGCAAAATTCAACCCGGGCGTGTTCGGTGGTATGGCGCAAAAGGCCATCAAGTTGGTGGGTGAATTCGTGGCCAGGGGCCGTGACCTGCGCTTGGTGCTGGATCAGGATAACTATACTCAAATGCGAACCAGCGGATGAACAGGCTCCTGATCCTGAAATATCGCCGCAACGTTTCCGCTGATGCTCCCTTCGATCTAAAGTGGAAGCTGTATTCGGTGTACTACTATTACGACGGGGGAACGCTCGAGCGGGAATTCATCGGCATCCCCGCTGGCCAGGATCCGACAGCTGATCAGTTGGCGGAATATCCTACCCTGCCGGCATCCGGCACCTATCTGACCGAAGCCGTCTGCGTAAACAACCGCGTCCGGAGGTTTAAGATCCGCGTCTTCTTTGGGGATCAGATGCCGGCGGAAATCGAAGACACCAACGAAAACTGTGGTGTTGCCTGTGATCTGTTGATTGATTCTCTTTCTAAAGAAGACGCAACGCCCGGGGAAGCCGATGGAACCATTGCAGTCGTAGCCTCCACTTCCAACCCAGTGATCGAATACCGGTTGCGCTCGGTAACTACTTCGTTCATTGTAGCCGACTGGCAGCTATCTCCGGTGTTTTCCGGGCTGACATTTGGCCTCTATCAGGTGTATGCCCGTGACAGCAAGGGCTGTTTCCAAGACAAGCTGATTTACGTAGCTGAGGCAGCACCGGTCTACGGGGAAAGATACCGTAGCAGCTACGTGGATCGCCGGGGCCGCAATACAGTCATATCTATCTTTCAGCGCGGCTACGAAGGAGCAGTGATTGAACGGCTGAGCCTGAAGGGAGCCCTGAGCATTGAATACGACGGCAATGTCCGCAATAAATACCAGGCGGTATTCGGCTCCTCTGCTACCATCAACCTGTATGCCGAGAGCCGGTTGGATTTTGTAGACCTGTATTCGTCCGATGATCGCCGAAACCGGGTGGAGGTTTATAAGGACGATACGGTTTTCTGGAAAGGCTGGCTAATTGCCGATTACTACGAAGATCCTTATGTGCGGGCCAGCAGTTACGGCATTACACTTCGAGCGGTGGATGGCTTGGGTGATCTGCAGCAATCTTTCTACCAGACTGTGGAGAAATTTCCTTTTGAAGGACTGGAAACCCAGATGACGATTGTCCGCCGTTGCTTGGAAAAAACGGGGCTGAGCCTCCCTATGCGCACTGGCATCAACGTGTACGAAAGCCGTGTCAGCACTGGTGACGAAGACGATCCGCTGGTACAGACCTACGTAGACAACCGGGCTTATCACCTGCATGACGATGATGATCCGCTTTCGCACTTCGAGGTATTGGAGCGCAACCTGATGCCTTACGGTGCCCGCATCTTCCAAAGCCAAGGCAATTGGTGGATTCTGAACGTAAACGAGATGCTGCACGACGTGCGCATCCGGAACTACACTGAAGAAGGAGTATTTGATTCCGCGACAGTTTACTCACCCGTCCGAGCGATCCATCCACCTACGTACACGGGTTCGCTGCCACTATACTGGTTCCATGCCCAACAGCACCGGGAAGTACTGCCTGGCTGCAAGCTGTATACCCTGCTTCAGGACTATGGTCTTCGGGACAATTTTTGTCCAGACGGGGAATTTTATAACGAAGATTTTGCCGACAGTACCCATCTGAAAAAATGGACCTGGGATGCGCGTATCCGGCAGGCGGGTACGCCCAATCCTACCGGCTACGACGGCAAACTGGACTACATCCCGCCCCGGGCATTTAGCGGCGAAGTGATCAAGCGCAAAGTAGCGGAAAAAGACCCCTACGGGCTCATCATCGAAGGCACCTATATGCAGGTGGATAGCTTTGGGCGGGTACTCCTGTTCCGGGTGAAGTTTGATATAGGGCCCCTTGATTTATTCTTCAAGGTCTGGTACAATATCCAGACGCAGAAGGTAGAAACCCAGACGGTGCAGCCGGCTCAACTGGTGCCAGCGGAATCCGAAGATGATTATGTGCCCCATACCGACGACGTAGGCGATATTGCCGAGTACCGGACCTGTGAAGGCGGATTCGTAAACTGGTTCAAGCGCACTTCTACGCTTCCGTTCGCGGTGAAGGAGCTGGCGCCGGGACCGACCGCCTGCCCGGTTACCTATGGCCAGCCGGCATTCGTACGCTCTCAGCACATTGCTATTGAGCAATTGGCTGGCCAAGGGTTGAAGGTCTCTTTCACTTTCCGGATCAACGCGACCGAGCGCCGGTACGGAGCCAATGCCAAGAGCGAAATCGCCAAATTCTTTCAAGGACGCATTGAATTGCGCATCGGCAACTATGCCTACGATGGTCAGGAAGAGCGGTGGACGCTGTTTACCAACGAAACGGAAGCCAAACAAATCTACTTCTCAGCGGGCAAGATCAACGAAGAAGAAACCTTTGAGCTGGTCATTGCGCCCTTTCCCGTTTCAGGTGATCTGTACGCCGAAATCGGCAATCTGCTGTACGATGGCACGAAAGGCTACTTCGAAAACAGCTCCGTTTCCCTTTACATCCGGGACTTCAAGCTACAACTCATCAAATACGGGGACCCTTACCCCGACAGTTTCCTACTTTCAAGCCTGATTGATCGCCGCTATACCTATGTGCCGGATCAGGAGGTGATTTATCACGGTGATCTGCCTCCTGGTGAGCGGAATATGCCCCTTGCTTACGCGGGTGGAATGTATCTGAACCTAGTGGAGCCGGCGCAACTGACCTTTTCGCGCACGATGCCGGGGACGTCGGCGGGATACACGAATGATTATACCGTGCTGCGGGGTAGCGGCACCGGTGCGATACTGGGCCGCTTCAAACTCAACAGCGAAGTGTACCTGGTGCGAAGCGGAAATACGGTCGATGATCGGGAAGGTCCCTACCTGGTGAAGGGCTTCGTGTCGGCTACCAATGATGTGATCCTCAAGCGGGTTTTCCCCATTGGAGAGGTCATTCTTCCAGTAGTTGGCTATGTGTTTCTAGCAGAAGAACTGGAAGGCAAAATGGTGCCGACCGTAAGCTGGAAGAGAGTCGGACCTACAGCGCTGGAAAACGAACCCGAACAGCTGCTTCTCCGCATTGCCTTGCAGAACCGGGCGCTGGCTCATTCCCAGCCTTCGATCAAGCTGGGAGGAAAGCTAAAGGGTGACCTGGGTTTTGAGCATGCCATTACTGACCCGCACATGGCTGATAAGGTGTTTGTGCCAGCTTTTTTTTCCTATAACGATAACGAAGCAACTGTGAGTGGTGAGTGGGTGGAAATGGGTACAGGCCAAGCTGGTGACATTATCACGAATCCGCCACCTGGTACCCTGGCAGGCAATCGAACCTGGGAAGATGGGCAATTACAGTATTATGAAAATTTGGTCGCAAAATCAACTGAAGAAAACGGCTTAACCGCTTAGCACATGGAGATCATCCTCAGAAGTACCTCTCAACTGGACTTAATTAGCGAATGGTATGATAACCTGTATTTGCCGGTAGTAGATGACAGGGAACTGGTACTGAAGGACCGGGACAAGCGGATGTTGTTTTCTGATCTGAGGGATCTACTGGCAGAACAATTGGCAGATCTGCTAGGTGGAGATTCATTGCCCAGTCAGACTGGAAATGCGGGCAAGTTTCTAACTACGGACGGCACTCTGGCCAGCTGGATAAGCGCGCCGTTCTGGACACAAGATGCGGAATTTACATCTACTTACATAGAAGGTGCCAATACCGTACTATTACAATTTACTGAACAGGGATTAAATACCCTAGTAACTACTACATCCGGTTCAGACTATATAGCAACTAGCACAGGTTCGGGTAGAATAGGTGCCACGGATTATAGTAGTTCTTTATCTCGTAATCGCTCTTCTGCTATTGTAGCTTACCCAAACAGTATCCAGGTATCCTTTAGTACCGATATTGTAGATAAGAGTAGTATACTGGGCTTGTACTCTGACGCAGATACATTCACGTTAGATGCAATTAAAGCGAATGGCTTACCAGGGTCATATATCACTAAACGGTGGTTAGAGCAGTATGTAGAAGACTATGTAACTGGTGAGATTGATCTATCTAACTATTATCAGATAGATACCATATTAAATACTACCGTAAATGGTGTAGGTAGCGATCCTAGTTATACTGTATCTGCTAATATAATATTTGACAGATTTGGTTTTAACACAAGTACAGCAGAAATCAGACCAGATGGTGGTACTGGTGGTGGAATATCAGTAGGTAAAGATATAGTTATACTTTCAGTAGGCAATAGTATAGGTGAATCTAAAGAAATTGAACACGGCTTTACTATTGTAAAAGATGAAATACGAATTATTTTAGATGGTGGTCTTACCGGGTTCAAAGGAATTGGTTACCTATACTCTAATCCAGCCAGGTTAACAAATATTATCAGCAATAGTAATCCAGGTACGTTGGTCCATAAGCAATGGATGGTGGATTACGTGGCGGAAAATAGTGGAGGCGACCCCTTCGACATTGATGCCGTACTAGGCTCCACAGAGGCCACTTTCCTGCCTGTACTGAAAGACACCGATGGACTACTTTCTATCTCTAGCACGGCAGTAAGAGGCCAGTTCGGAGGCACTTCCGGTGTTTACTACAATTCCATTTCCGGGGAGTTTGGTTTGAAATCAGATCTGTGGAGCCCGGATATTGCCGTGGATCCGACGATGATCCAAATGTCACTGGGCACCGATGGCCGGCCAGGCATTCCCCTGGAATTGTTGAACTCTCCCTTGGTGGAGAAGGTAGGCATCAACGGGGATACGATGTATGGGGAGCTGTTCATGGCCGAAGGCGCTGCCATTGATGCAGAAGAGACTGCTGGCAGTGACGTGCTCAACCTGGGCACTACTTATGCCAACGTGATCAATATCGGGCGGGTGGGTGCAACAATCAATCTGTTAGGTACCCTCACAGGTGTTGGAGATGTAACACTTACCGGCGCTCAGACGCTCACCAATAAGACCCTGACCAGCGCCCGTTGTAATGAACTGCTCGATACCAACGGAGTGGCGCTGCTCACCTTGCTCCCAATCGCCTCCGCAGTGAATGGTTGGCAGCTCCGCAATAATGTGACCGGATCAGCGCCCCGCCTGGATGCCATCGGTGGCGACACCAACATAGGTTTGGACATTCGCACGAAGGGCACCGGCGTAATGAATATGTCAGCTTCCGGTGGCTATACGCTTGGTAGTGTAACCGGTATTATTGGCCTGCAATTGACCTCTGACAACTATGTGATGCAGTTGTCGAGAAACAATAATTCAAACCTCACCGGCTATTCCTCTGCCCTGCACCTGCGCCGGACCACCGGTGTACTGGGTGTGAATGGGGGATCTGGTATTGATTTTTCGCTTTCCAATAGTGCGGCTGCCAACATCCTGGCCGGCAACATCCGGCACTTGTGGACCAATGCCACGGCCGGATCTGAAACCAGTCGCTTTGAATTTCATACAGCCCTCAATAACGTGACTGCCAACCGACTCACCATCAGCAGTGCCGGCATTGTCTCCGATGTGGCCTTTGAATGCACCGTGGCCGCACAGGGCTTGATCCTGAAGTCTCCCGATGGCACCCGGTACCGGGCTACAATGAACAACGGAGGCACCTGGAACATCGCGGCCGCTTAATCTTTCATTCACTTAATCCAATCAATCCAATGCAACTAACCTTAACCCGAATTCTGGAAATCAACGCAGCGGCCAAAATGCTGCTTTCCAAACCCATTAAATCTTCGAATCTCTCCTGGAGAATCGGCCGCATCCACCGCCTGACGGAAACCGAGCGCCAGGATTTTCTCAAAGAGCAAAACCGGTTGATCTCTCAAGTATACGGAGCGCAGGTAGAAGGCACGGAAGATTTTAGGGTAAAGCCGGAAAACGAATCGGCTTACCAGGCAGATGTCATGCAGCTACTGGATGAGGAGCTGGAGCTGGACCTGCCTCACTTGAAGCTGGAAATGTTCGAGGCCCAGCAAGACGTAGAACCGAAATTTTTTGATTTAATGGATAACCTGATAACCGAATGAAGCAAAACCGAGTGAGCAAATTGCTGCTGCTCGTATTGGCCCTTTGCTGGATAAGTACCAGCCAGGGCGTACGGGCACAAGGGCCGCCCAAGGGAAATGGCGGCATCACCTATACGATGCAGGAAGCACAGGTATGGGCAACGCGATTAGGACTGCAGGGCGCTGGCCTGCGCAGGTATTACACGCAAGGGGATATGCTTTCTCTGCTGGGCAGCAAAAATCAATATAGCCCGGCTGACGGCTCAAGGATTCTCTCCCTTGCCAACGATTTCAAGAACAATGCGTCCACCAGGGAGGCCGACCGCTATGTGGGTGCTTCCCTGGTTACGTCTTCTGGCCGGGTTATTGGAAGTAGCAGTACTGGAGAGCCGGGCCTGGTCAATACCTCATCGGGAAATTATGTGCAGGGTAACAGGCTCAGAGATTGTGCGTTTGTTTCCTTGTGCTACCGTGCAATCGGAGACAACACGAATGCTCAGGCTTACGCTACGCCGGTGATCACAGAGCTTCTGTGGCACGCTACTAATTCACTCTACGACTTTTCCAACACTACCCGGTGGAGCACTACCAATTTGATTGGGAGCACGAACCCGCTCTTTCCGATATTGGGGCATATTCAAAGGCTCTATAAGGCTTTCGACTATGTGCGGCCGTACGTCTCGTCTGGAGATAAAACTACCATCAATCTATTCTTCAAACGGGCAGCGGATTTTGCGGCCGTCAACGTGAATGGCAACCTCAACAAGCGGTTTGGATCCTGGAACAATAGTAGCCAGGTGTACACTTCGGGCTATGCGGAAAGGATGTACAGCGCCGTTGGCGTGGTGCGAACGAATCCTTATTTCGAGTCTTTCTCCAATGCGCAGGATGCCTTGAGCAGCTACGGAGCCGGTACTGCCAGCGGCACAACCTACCAGCATTATTATAATAGTACCTACTCAACCAATGGGTTACAGCAGGAATGGAATAACCGCTATTCTGATCACGCACTTATCTGCGCCTACATAGGAATTGACCAGAATGATAATTACCTGACGAAAACCGCGGAGTTCTACTATAAGGAGTATCTGTGTTATTCGACCTGGCCAAATGGTGAGGTAGGTGATGATGAGCGTTCCTGGAGGGACAGTAATTCAGGAGGCTACACCGACACCCAGGCTGATCAGAAAACAGAGAATAGCCTCAACTATAAGGTGTCAGTTGCTTTCAAACTCACGCAGTTGGCCGATGTATTTCATCGCAATGGGAAAGGCAACCTCTTTGCCTACACCACTACGAAAGGAGCCTATACGACCACTGGCACTGCGAAAAGCTTGGAACTCATTTGGGACGATGCAAGGAAGTATTATATCCCTTCGGCGAACGGTGGCTATGCCCGATACAATACCAATACTTCCGGTGGCCAGACCTCAACCAGGCTTATTGACGGAGTGGATTTAACCATCAATTCAGGTGGCAATTCTTCCGATATGCCGGCCGATACTTGGTTAGCGTACCCGAATAAGTATTATAAGAATTCAACCTGGAAGAATCAGTATGAAAGGACACTTACTGGTACCAGAAATATCCCGCAATGGCCAAGGGCCAACGGAGCCAATCTGGTTTGGTTTGGCCACGCTGGAAGCTACAGTGGTGTATTGTTCATGTACGGTGCCACTGAAGAAAATGCCAGTCCGTACACCACAGCAAAGCCGATGGGATTGGCTTTATTCAACCCGGGCAATACGACCCTGGACTATGCGCTTACCGCTCCCGACGATCGGACGGCCACAGTTTACATTGAAATTTCTACCAACGGCACGACCTGGACGCCCAAGGCTACCGTAACAAGCTGGACCGGTACCGAGCTCTACGGCACGCTGTCTTCGCTTTCGGAAAACACAGTGTATTATGTTCGGGCCCGGGCTGAATCCTTGGTAGGACTTTCCGACTGGAGCGACGTCAACAATGCCAGCACCCTGTCTGGTACCACAGTGCCCAATGCACCTACTGTACTTATTGCCCGTTATGCCGGCATTCCGGTGGCTGCACCGGCCGTACGGTTGAGGTGGTTTGACAATGCCACTGATGAAACCGGCTACGAAGTGGAAAGGGCTACCGGATCCGGAAGCTTCTCTTTGCTCACTACCCTGGCAGCAGGCTCCACTACTTATCTGGATGCGACCGTATCGAAAGGCAATACCTACCGCTACCAGGTGCGGGCGGTCAAGTCAGGCGTGTACTCAGCTTACTCCAATGTGGCTATTGTGATCCTGCCTCCGGGCTGGTTCAACTTCGCCCTGGCAGCTAATGGAGCCACTGTGACAGCTAATACAAGCTATGGCAATTATGCCGCTAACTATGCCATTGATGGAGATTCTACCAGCATCACCAACCGGTTTGTGACGGCCAATAAGCCGGCTTCATTCAACAAGGACATTGTGATTGACCTGGGCGAAACGGTAGCCGTAAAACGGGTAGTGCTATTCACCGGGCGGGGTGACCGGATTCCGGCCCGGAACTATCGCTTGTATGCTTGGAATGGCAGTAGCTGGATCAGCGAGTCGATCTATGAATACAAGTCCTCCGTGGGTTCTGTCCGGAATGAAAACGTATTCTCCAGCCCCGTATCCACCTCCAAAGTCCGAATTGTTTTCTACGATCCTGGCCAGGCCTCACTGGTCGAATTTAAGGTGTTTGACCAATAACGAAGAAGCCCGGGTGAAGGACGCCCGGGCTTGCTTGTCATTTTATAAACTTTCTCTCTTAAAAATTCACAATCAAAATGCCACACCGACTGATCCACTTCCTGGATACGTTGTTATCCAGTCAACTTACCCTTCTTTTCGCTCTGTCGGTGTCGCTGGCTCCGGTAGTAGAAGTCTTTCAAACCTACTTCTTTGCCGACTGGCAGTTCCTGGCCTCGTTGCTCACGCTGGTCGGGCTGGATACTGTCCTGGGTTTGTACGTTGCTTGGCGCAACAAATCCATTAACGAAAAAGGCTTCGGAAAGTTCTTCAGCAAACTGATCGTCTACAGCGCCCTGTTGGTCGTCACGCACGTGCTGATCTCTTTCCGGATCCAGGGGCAGCATCTGGGCATATTTAACTTTATCGACGACTCCCTCTATTCGGGCATTATCGTCCGGGAGGCCATTTCCATTCTCACCAACGTCGGCCGGATCAATCCCGACTTGGTACCCAAGTGGATCCTGAAACGGCTACAGGCTTTCGATAATGACTCTGGTGAGCCCAAAGAAGATTTAAGAAAGGATGATGAGATCAATGCCTAAACGCCTGACTTACCTCTGCATTCACTGTACGGCCACGCCTGAGGGCAGGGCTGTTACTGCCTGCACTCTGCGCGAATGGCATACGGCCAGGCCTCCCAGGGGCCGGGGCTGGAGCCAAGTCGGCTACAGTGATATGATCCACCTGAATGGAATGGTGGAGAACCTAGTGCCCTACGATGGAGATGATGAAGTGGATAGTTGGGAAATCACGAACGGAGCGGCCGGTATCAACAGCATTTCCCGGCACGTGGTGTACGTAGGCGGACTGACATCCGACGGCAAAGCGGCCAAGGATACCCGCACCAAAGAGCAGCTGCAGGCCATGCGCAATTACATCGTGCAGACCATTGCTCAGCACCCGGATATCCTGGTCTGTGGACATAACCAGTTTGCGGCCAAGGCCTGCCCCAGCTTCAACACCGTTGCCTGGCTGAAAGCAATCGGCATTCCCGCGAAAAATATCTATCTGAAATGAGATACGCTGCTATTGCACTGGGAGTACTACTCCTTATATATATAGTGTTGCAGCTTGACTCCTGCAGCAGCTCCATCGATACCCCGATCGATCAGACCCGGGTACCCGATACGGCACGGACGTATAAGGATTATAAGCCAGTGCGGATTCCTCCCCTCCGGATCACGCCTCCCAGGGAGGTGACCATCCACCAGCGGCCGGATTCAGTCCGTCGAAAGAAGGTGGAGCGGGATACCCTGGTAGGATCCGTGCGGTACCGCACCGGCCGACTGGAGGTAGAGCAGCTGACGCCTACGGGTGTGAGTCTGGTCAATACGTACACCAATCTTCCGGATTACGTAACAGCGGAAATCGACAGCGAAGGAAAGGTCACACTTCAGGTGGATGAGAAGAAACGGAAAAGAGAAAAGCGAAAAAAGACAATAATCAAAGTTGGCACGTACCTACTGATCGGTGCCGGTGCTTATACCGCATTCAAGGCTGGACAAGCCTTTTAAAGCAAGGATTTAGATTTAGGTTAAGATTAGGCGAAAGTCCGGCTGCTTTGTGGTCGGACTTTTTATTTTCTTGTTTTTTGAGGTGAATATTTCAGTGGAAACTTAGGTATAAATGCGGAAATGACGTTTTAAGTCTTTAATGCGCTTTTCAGCGAGTCACTGATATGTACTTTTGTACTATACATTTTCATCCTTGGACCAGTTACTATAGTTGTTGCAAGACAACCAGAAGAGGATTTCACTAACTGGGTTGAGGAATTACCTATTATGAGTAAATTGAAGTCGTCATCCAAAGAGAAAAAATGGATAAGGAAGCACAAACGAGAAAAGAGGTATTAGACAAGATACTGACTGACGCTGATGCCGCCCGAAAGGTAGCAGAGGACTATCTGGTATCGAAGGGTATCAAGTATTCTTTATCCGAATGGGTAACTATTCAGGAGTACGCCAAGCGTTTTAGCTTAGAGAGTACTAATGCTGTTTTGGCCTTGATTGCGCAAAGAGACGTTCCACTGGAAAATGTGATTATAATTGAGGAACTTAATAATTTAATGCTCATCAAGGCTGGGCCTCATAAAGACATAGTGGGCATAGGCGTATGA